AAGCAGCATACTACGAAAGAGATGCGTTTTATCTTATTTCGTTTCCTACTTCCAATATTTGTTATTGTTTTGATGCTCGAGGAGTGTTGCAAAGCGGTGCTGCTAAAGCAACCTTATGGAGACAGTCAATAACTGCATTGTGTGCTACAGTTAGTCGTGCTTTGTATTTAGGAAAAGCAGGATACATTGGAAACTACACCGGTTATTCAGATGATGACGCTGCGTACCGTATGTTGTACTATACAAACTGGTTTGATGTAGGAAGTGCAACCACTGAGAAAATTCTCAAGAAAGTGGGAGTTACTTTTATTGGTGGTCGTGGTGTTGCTGTAGCTATTAAATGGGCTTTTGATTATAGCGAATCCTATCAAAGCGCAACCTACACACTAGCTAACCCTTCTGTTGCTGAATACGGCATTGCTGAATATGGTATTGCAGAATATACTGCTGGTGTTGTTTTTGATAACAGCACAACTCAGCTAGGCGGCACAGGTAGATTAATCCAATTAGGAATTGAAGCAATGATTAATGGTTCAGAATTATCAGTTCAAAAAATGGACTGCTACGTTAAACAAGGAAGGACACGATAATGGCTGATTATACAAAAGCAACGAACTTTGCAGTAAAAGATACCCTAACTACAGGCAATCCGGCAAAACTAGTTAAAGGCACTGAGATTAACGCAGAGTTTGACGCTATTGCGACTGCAGTGCAAACAAAGATTAACTTAAACAATCCTTCATTTACTGGCACTATGTCTGGTGGAACTATTGACGGTGGAACATACTAAAACACCTGTAGTCTTTAGACAAGACTATGTTATGTATTTAGAGTTTTTTGATAATTTTTTATGGTTTCATACGGATGTTCGTAAGTGGACACCGACAGTAAAGACAAAGTATTTAGAAGATTTAAACTTGTTGCAATATTTAACTAATATACCTTTAGTTGCTTTAATAGATAAACGAAATGATAAATTAGCCAAGTTTGCAAAAACAATCGGATTTAAGTTTAAACAACCTTTTTTAGGTCGGGATAATAAAATGTATCATATATATAGTAGGAGTCTATAATGGGTTCAATAGTTTCAGCAATCGCAGGACCAGTTTTAAGTATTGGTGGCGGTTTAATATCTGGAAACAAAGCATCTAATGCACAGAACGCTGCTGCACAGACTGCTCGTGAAGATGCAGCACGGTCAGCACGAATGGCTCAGTTTACTCCGGTTGGCGTGTCTACTCGATTCGGTACATCGAACTTTGGTTTTGATGATTTTGGAAGACTGTCTAGTGCGGGTTTTAACTTATCGCCAGAACTCAAAGGATTGCAAGACTATGCAATGTCTCAGGCGAGACTGGGACAAGAAGACACTTCTCGTTTATTGAGTCTTGGTCGTGGCTACTTAGCAGAGTCTCCTGAAGAATCCGCATTAAATTATTACAATCAACAAAGACAATTAATTGCTCCCGGAGAAGAAAGAACACTCTTTGGAATTAAATCAGGTTTACTGAGAACTGGTCGTGGTGGTTTGTCAGTTGGTCAAGGCGGTCAGATGGCTGCTTCAAATCCTGAACTACAAGCCTACTATAATGCGATTGCTTTACGAGATTTAGAATTAGCATCACAAGCAGAACAAGAAGGACGTAACAGGGTTACTTACGGGCAAGGTCTACTGTCGTCTGCTTATTCGCCTATATCTACTCCAGTAGGTTTAGCAGGTACGTTTGAGAATCTTGGTAAAGAATCATTAGATATTGGTGCTGCTCTTGGCGGACAATCTGCACAAGCAGGTGGTCGAGCAGCAGATTTATATTCTCGAGGCATGGCATCAGCAAACCAATTCCAGTTAGCAAGAAATAGTTACAGTCCTTGGGGTACAGCACTTAGTGGTGCTGGTTCTGCGTTTGGCAGCAGCGGCGGCGGTAGTATGGGTGGAACAGGTAGCTGGTTTGATAATCTTTTAGGAAATAAATCTACTGCGTCCCGCTATGGTACTAATCGCTATTCAGAACAATCCCGTATGTTAGCAGCTCAAGATGAAGGGTTATTTTAATCATGGCAGAAATCGTAAGCGGTTTATTTGGAGTTAACCCAGAGCAGTTAATGCGGCAGCGTCAAGCGACAGACGCTTCTAATGCTTTTCGTTATGCACAGCTTGACCCGATACAGCAAGCTCAGATGGCGATTTATCAAGGCGGCGCTGGTCTAGGTCGTGCTGCACAGGGCTTACTTGGTGGAGACCCTGAGTTAGAGAAAGTCTCTGCAATTCAGAAATTGTCTTCTCAGTTTGATTTAACTTCTGCAACAGGGATGCGAGAGTTTGCTCGTTCATTACAGCCGATTGCGCCAAATGAAGCAATGATGGCTGCAAAACGTGCTGATGAGATGGATTTGGGAGTACAACAACGTGCTACTCAGCGTTCACAAGAAATTAGAAACTTGAGAGAGCCTACAAGAACTGCTTTATCTACATTAATTGCTTCTGGTAAATACACTCCTGCTTCTATTGCTGTTTATGAAAAATCACAAGACCCTGCCGATTTAGTCTTGGCAGATAAAGGAATATCAAATTCCAATAAAGAAAAAATAGCTGCTGCTGTTGAATTAAATACGTTAATTGATTTAGGTACTGCAGAAATTTCTAATTATAGAGAAATGATTAAAAATAAAGAAGTACAGTACGGACCGTTGACAAATATAACAGCTCGTACTTCAGCAGCTATCGGTTCACCTACTGATAATGCTATTAAACAGCAAGAAATTGAATCGTTTTTAATTAGTCAAATAAACGAAGTCTTAAACGCAGCCAAAGGTGTCCAAGCTAAAGACGACGCACTCAGAGCAGAACGTCAAATTAAAACATATTTAGCACAAAATAGTAATGCTGGAATGGATAAAGCCTTAGAATTATTAGAAAAGACTAAAAAGAATGTTAAGAAAGGCAACGAAGCGTATATTCGTTCATTGTCTGGAGAACCTGTTTCGGAAAAACCTAACCAGCCAAAACCACCTTCAAATATTTATTCAATAGTTAAAAGCCGTCCGGGTTGGAATGACGCTTCAGACGCAGAAATTGACGCAGCAATTAAAGCAGGTAAAATTAAAGTTCCTACAGGTAAATAAACTATGGCACGTTATAAAAACACTGAAGAAGCAGTTGCTGATTTAACGCAAAAGATTAAAACAAAACGAACAGAAGTAGCTAACATCGGCGACACATCCGATGCTGTGTTGAAAAAGCGTGCCGAAGCAGCACAAGACGAAATTAATAAATTGTCTCGTCAGTTATATGTTGCTCAGTTAGGTAACAAAGGAGTAAGAGGACAAGTAGAAGCCGCTGTTTTAGGCGGTGCTACGGGATTGCCTAGGTTATTTACTAGCGTAGTTGATTTAGCTGCACAAGGAGGAGAGAAATTAAGTAAATTACTACCAGAAGTTCCGGGTACATTAACTCCTCGTAAAGACTATCTATTAACACCAAGAGTACTTCCGGGGGTTGAAGTAACAACTCCGGAGACTGCTTTAGCATTTGGAGCAGGTCAAGGAGCAGCTACTTCTATGTTTGGTGGTCCTGTAGTCACCGCTATTGGTGCAACTACGGGAGCGATTGACGAGCGTATTTTTGAAGGCGCTCCTGTTACTTCTTTAGTAACTGCACTAGGTGCTTTAGGATATGGCGGTGTTCGTGGTATTTCTAACTACAGGGATGCAAAAAGTTTTAATAAATTTCTTGAGCAGTTAGGACCAGAAGAAAGTAATCGTCTTCGCCAGTTTATGGTTTCTGGACAACAGAGTAAAGACCCCTCGATTGCCGGTACTATTAATAAATTACGCAATAATCCAAAATTTGCTGAATTTTTTACTGAACTCGAAAAAGGCGCAACAAAGAAAGTATTGTCTGGAATGACTCCAGAAGCAAAAGACGGAAAAATTGCAGAACCTGTATATAACGCATACAAAGAACAAATTGCTCGACTATATGATGGTATGTTCGGAAAAGGGGTGTCAGCAAAATTTGAGAAGGCTACACAATTAGCAGGTGATAGAACAATCCCGGTCAATACAACAGCGGATAAGATAGATGAACTCATTGAAAGTTTTTCTGCGGTTGGAACAGATAGTTCTAAAGCATCCATTGCGTATTTAGAACGATTTAAGACACGCTTATTAGGCGCTCCTGATAGCGTCGGATATTTACCTAAAGAAACCACCATTCAAAAGATTCAAGGTAACTTATCTTCATTTGGCGCTGAAGCGGCGGGTCAAGAAGGAATGTTACGAAATGTAGCAAAGAACGACCAACAAGCAATCGCTAAAGCATTGTTTGGTTCTTTAAAAGATGACCTAGGAACGGCAGCTAAAACAACAACTGATAAACAAATTAAAGGAGCTGCTAATCTTTTAGAGTCAGCCCGTAGCGATGTTAAGAACGGGTATGAGGCTTTAAATAAGTTCAGAGCAAGAGGTCTTCCAAAAGTATTTAAAGACAAAGAAATATATGAATTTGCTGACGAAGATTTAATAAAAGCATTTAAAGGACTAAACGCTAAAGAATTACAACAAACACGAGCAATTCTTGAGGTCGAAAATCCAGATGCGTTAGCAAGGGTTCAAAAGAATCTGTATGAAGATTTTGTATCTACATCTAGACAAACACTTGCAGACAACACAAGCGGGATAGACCTGCAAAAATTAGTAACAAGATATAATTCGTTACCAAAGAACGAGCAGGAAACGCTTGCGTTTGCTTTAGGTAGCAACTCTAAAGAGTTTGGTGAGCGTATGGCAGATGCGCAGCGATTTTTTAATTATACAATGAAGTCAGGCGGTGTTTTACCTTCAGGTCAAATTAATCCTGCTATTGCCTCTGAAGCAGCTTTTGCTTCAACAGGAGCAAGTTATACAGGAGGAAAAGTAGGCGGAGTTAGTGCAAGACTTTTTAATTATTTTAAAGGCGAATTAAATGATGACCAGCTCTTTAAATTATTGCTAACTCCAGACGGAAAAGATTTCTTAAAAAGTGCATCACTTAGCCCGAACGCTGCTAAAAACTTAGAAAAGCTAACGAAAGTACAGAGTACAACATCTCCTGCACTGACCACTACCTTATCTACTACAGCCAGAGCAAACATCCAAGAAAATCAAGTAGGAGTACAACCTCAAACTCCCGAGGCTGCTGGAACACAGCGCCCCGATTTAGATTTATCTGCTCCAGACACAGAAGCGCCACCGACAGCGCCTGCATCACCTGCTGTAGCTCCGGGAAGTCGTCCAGATTTAGATTTGTCTTATAGTCCTGCCGACATTGAAACACGGATTAGGGCTGAAGCAGAAAAACAAGGCTTAGGTAACTATGCTGATTTGTTTGTCCGTCAAGCAAAACAAGAATCGTCTTATAACCCTTATGCTGTATCGAAAGTTGGCGCACAGGGTGTTTTTCAATTAATGCCGGGAACAGCTAAAGAATTAGGTGTTACAGACCCGTTTGATGTTAATCAAAACATTACAGGCGGGATTCAATACATGGGACAACAGTTAAAGCGGTTTAATGACCCTGCACTGGCTTTAGCTGCTTACAATGCTGGTCCGTCTCGTGTTGCCTCTGCTGGCGGTATTCCTAATATTCCTGAAACACAAGATTATGTTAAAAAAATCTTAGGAATATAAATGTTTCAGATACACACTATACACACAATGAAGAACTATGTCAGACCAATACGGAATAAACGAAGGAGTAAAAACTCTTACAGGTAGCTTAGATGCTGCTCGTGTAAGTGCTAAATCATTAACTAAAAGCATTGAAAACGTCCAGAAGGACGGTGCAGAGGTAGCACAACAAAAAGCTGCTGAGAGGCGTAAAGAACAACAGTTTGTCCCCGACACTACCGTTGTGAAGGCTCTTAAAGAATACGAATTAGTCCAAGAAGTAAAGAAGATGGAACTTCGTATGAAAGCAGAAGTAGTGAACAAGTACGGTCCCAAAGCATGGGACGATGTTCTAGTCATTAAACAACGACTAATCAAACAAGAAGCACAAAATAAAAAGATGTTCGATAGCGATATGAAAGCAGTACGTCGTGTGCAGATGTATTGCTTTCTTGCTGCTGCAGTAGTTTCTTATCTTATCGTCTGGGGAGACAAGTAATGCTAACACTAATTTCAACCGCCTTATCATTCCTAATGGGTGGTTTACCTAAACTGATGGACTTCTTTCAAGACAAGTCTGATAAGTCGCATGAGCTAGAATTGGCTCGTATGCAGACTGAGAGAGAACTGCAGATGATGGAGCGTGGCTTTATTGCACAGGCTCGTATTGAGGAAATCAAGACAGAGCAAGTACAGATGGAGACACAGGCTCAGGAACGCTCTGCAATGTACGCACACGACATCGCTATAGGTCAGGGTGCTAGTCAGTGGGTAATCAACCTCAGAGCCTCTGTAAGACCTGCTGTGACCTATTTGTTTGTATTCCTGTTGATAGTGGTTGACATTGCTTCTATTTGGTGGGCTTGGTCTACTGGTGCTGCCTTTGCAGAAGCTATCCCGTTAGTGTTTGATGCCGATGAAATGCAGATTCTAGCTTCTATTATTGCTTTCTGGTTCGGTACACAAGCCTTCTCGAAGAAATGAAAGTAAGTGCTAAAGCCCTTGAAGTTATCCGTCACCACGAGGGTGTCCGTACTAAGCCGTATCAATGTCCTGCCCTCTTATGGACTATCGGTGTAGGTCATGTTATTGACCCAAATCATGGTCGTATTCCTTTAGCGGAGCGTAAAGCACTGCCTATCCCGGAAGGATGGAATAGGACAATAACGATGGGAGAAGTAGATGACATTCTTAGAGATGACCTTACTCGCTTTGAACGAGGTGTCGAGCGATACTGTCCAGTTACTCTTACACAAGGGCAGTTCGATGCTCTTGTCAGCTTTAGCTTCAATGTGGGTCTTGGAACACTACAGCGCTCAACCCTCCGTCAGAAGGTTCTTCGTGGAGACATGGAAGGCGCTGCGGACGAGTTTCTCAAGTACACGATAGGCGGTGGTAAGGTTCTAAAAGGATTAGTTACTCGTCGCAATGACGAGAGAGCAATGTTCGTTTCATAACTGTATCTCATTCTATACATTTCCCTATCGGTAAAGTTTCTCTGTTTCTGCACAAATACTAAGCACAATAACCCGAACGGGACATAAAAAAACCTCCCCGAAGGGAGGCTGTAAAGCACTACAACACACAAGGAATTAGATAGAGCATCCACCAGCGGTGCAACTTAACATCTGAGCGCCTTCGACATTATCGTCATACTCTTTGAAGTTCTCCCAATCAACAGTATCAGGAACTAACGACTTTAACTTGTTGTAAGTCTCCTCGTCACATTCTTCGTAAGGTGCTTGCTTGTAAGTGCCGCCATCCATCGGCAGGAACGACACACCGGTAACTTCATCGAAGTGTTTAAATGTCCATGCTCCGACATCCATCCATTCGTTCTCCAAGACAGAGATAGTTACAGACGGCTTATGCTCACAGTAGTGACGCTGAAAGATTAACCACAAGCGCAGATGCTGAATGGCAGTCAAGTCTTCACGCAGTAACGCACCATCAGCCACAGCAACAGGGAAACTAAATACTGTTGTTGACTCAGGCTTCATCACGCAAGGCTCTGCAACAAATCCTGCTTGAATCATGAACTGTGTCAAAGGGTCTTTATTATCAGCTCGTACACGGCGAATATAATACTTGCTATGCTGAGGATGGATGCCAGATGCGGTAGAACAGAGTTGTGATACAGTTCCTTCCGGCTTAACAGCCGTAACCGCAACACTCTGATTGATTCCAATAGCACTAGCAAACTCAGCATTAACAGAAACAGCAAGGTCACGAAGTTTCTCCAATCGAGCAGGTAATGATTCATCATCAGGGTTATTGAGTAAGGTATTGTCGCAAATACCAGTCATTGACACACCTAAAAGCGCCTCCTCCTCGGTGTTCTTTTGCCAAATCTTACGCAAGTAAGGGAAGTCTGTAAGACTAGCTTGAAAAGTACCCAAAATGGTAGCAAGACGAATCTTGTTAGCAATGCTATCTTCAGTATCATCAGAACGAATGATGCAAGAGGATAGATTACAGAATTGGTAAGGACGGAGAATAATCTCTGAACAGGGGTTTGTACCGAAAGCATACGACGCATCCCTACGACCATTCTTCGCAGCTTGCTTTTGACTTGCTTCACGATTGAAGATACCACGCTCACCGGAGTGTGATTCATAGATTGAACTCCATTCACGCATGAATTGACCAATAGATGGTGTCTCTAAGTATGACGCAGAGTTATTCGCCAATGCACGTTGTGCTTGACCGTCCCACCAGTTACCTGCTTTAGCATGAGCCATCTTGTCGTCTGACAAATCAGACAGGCTAATCATTGCTGACCGTCGGACTCCACCCACAACAACAACTTCCCCGATTTTGCAGAGAATATCATGGCACTCAAGGGAACTGAGACGGCGACCAACTGCTCCTTTGAATTTGATGACACAGAAGCGATAAAGTTCTTCCAAAGGTCCGGGTCCAGAAGCACGTCCTCCGAAAGTTTTGAGTCTCGCTCCTGCTGGTCTAACTCGAGATACGTCAAATTTTGGAATCTCGCCAGCATACAAAAGAGCGATGAGTTGGCGAAGTGATTTTGCCCATCCTTCTTTAGAATCCGACACAACAATAGAAGTCTTACTATCAAACAACTGAGTTGGCACTTCAGGTAACTTAGAAACATATTGTTGCTCCACAGAGAAACCGACACCAGTGCCACAGAGAAGGATGTACATTGCTTCGTCAAAGGCTTTTGGGTCGTCGATTGGTAAATAAGAACAGTTAAATGCTGCTACGTTCTGACGCTCTAATGCAGGTCCTGCTGTCATAACTGCACGCATAGATGGTACGACATCCAGTGCAACAACTGCTGTCTCTAACTCGTTACGCAATTCTTTTGTTAATGTGTAATTCTGTTTGTCTGCTAAGTGCTTTTCCATAAAGTCAAAGTACCTTGCTACTGTTTCATTCCAATGCTCACGACGACCTTTATCGTCCAAGTAGCGGCTATACCGACTCTTACTGATAAAAGTATTATAGGGGGTCATTTCATATTTCTTAATAGACATTACACATTCTCCATGCACTCATTGTGTTTGTTCTTGTTCCAGCACCGCCTAATAAAAAAGCAATGTTAGAATAAGAGTATCCCATTTCTCTTAACGACTTGGCAAATTTATGTACTTCACTAAATTTCCATTTATCACTAACATACTCAGGATTTTTACATTTATTATAAATAGGTAAATATTGTTCAATCAACTCTGTCTCAAGTTGTACAGCTTCTTGTGAATTTAAGTTTGATTTTACAACAGTAGCCCAATCGTTTGGAACATATCCTTGCTCAAGATAACTTCTTAAAATTTCGTTATGTTCTTTACTTCGTTTATTACTTCTCCATTCCCACGCTCTTTCTCCTGTTCCTACTCCGACATAGATTACTTCTCCTGTATCAATGTTAGTGTGTAGATATACATATTTCGGTAGTTGTTTCACATTACCTCTTTCTCTAGTTTATCGGCGTTGTCCTCAATGCGGTCTGAGAACATTTCTACTATGTCTTCACTGCTGATGTTGAGCAATTCTAACAAGGTTACTTCATCAAGTGCGGTTAACCGTTCTTTTATCTCGTGGAGTAGCAAAGGCATAGTTTCTCTCT